TTGGCTGTTATGTCTGCCGATGATGTACGGATAGCAGATCCACTAGCGACTATTGTTGCATCTGCGCTTATGTCTGCACTAGCACTTCTTGTTCTTTGTCCTTCTGCGACAACATATGCCTCTGTTGTAACGATTGCTTCGCCTGTTCTTTGGCGAACACCATCAGCACTTACTGTTGAGTTTGCTGTAATAGATGCAGATGGGAACTTAACACACAGAGTAGTCCATACAGGATCATCAAAAGAGATATTGAGTTGATCTAGATTCCCCAAGGAATCCATATCTTCTAATCTCCAATCACCGCATACTTCGTCTGTTTCCCAAGTATGATCGAATGAGTATGGTACTTGCTCTAAAGTCCCGAACTGATCTAACTGTTCAAGAGTTAATGCCATTAAGCCAAGGTAACTGAGAGGCTACCAGATGCAATCTTAAAGATGTCTCCTGTATCAATAGCCTTAGATGTTGTCAAAGGTGTGTGATACAAAAGATTGCCAGATGTCAGCGCATCTAAGATTCCGATATGGCTGATTGTTCCCCAAGAGCTTGTGGCTTGGTCAAAGGTAATGTCTGCACTCGTAACGCTTGCACCATTGGAAGGTGCGCCAAAAGTAGCAGATTTACGAGCATAAGACCCACCAGTACACTCTGTTCCTGAATTAGCATCTGTAGGATCACTTGTATAGAGACCTACATAGACTGTGGTTGGAGAAGTAAAGGTTGTTGCTCGTAGAGTCGCATTAATTAGTGCGTTCTCTAGGTAGTTTGACATTTCAGCCATGTTTTTTCCTTATCGTGAAGTAACTCTCATTTGTAATGGAACACCAGAATAATCGCCATTCTGATCTGCATTGGATATGTTTGTTATTGCTCTGTCATACAGGCTTACCCATGTCTGACTTCTAGCATCGTTTATTAGATATGGCTCTGCCTCTAAAAGAGATGCGTAGAGGAGAGCATCTGGATAATTAGCAAGAAATACATTGCTTGCATTAGAAGTAGACAATACAGTAGGTTTAGCATAGTAAAGTATCTCCAATGTATAAGCTGTGTCTGGCTTTGGTGCTAATACAAATTCTGACTTAATGATTGTGTATGTTGTAGGTCTGCCAACTTCATCTGCCGGTGCATCTCTACTAAAAGCACTAGGAGACATATAGGTTAATGGTGTTCTTGGCGATCCTTGTACATTTAAGTCTCGTACCTCTAGAAAGTCTGTTGGCAATGCTACCTTTGCATCATTACCTACTGTGGGTGCAGTAGCAGATTGCAGCATCTGCCTAGTGCGTAATTCTCTTGCCATACGCATTTCTGCAAAACTAATAAAGTCTGGAATGACCGATGTTAAGTCAGACCTACCTAAGTAGTTTGCTACCGATGTTTTTAGATCGGAATAGTTGGTATAAGCCATATATCTCTCTTAATCTTTTGGTATTTCGACATTGTGCCATCCATAGACATATTGACCAATATGTTTAATTCCTTTTGATAAATCATGGTCTACCCAAGTGTCTATGCCTGAGTCTCTTGCCTTGATGCAGAAGTAAATATCCTCACCAAGCAACTTATTGTTCTTTAACTGCTCAAAGTAAAAGTATGGCTTTTCCATCTTCTCAAAGATGCTTGTCTTTATCAACATTATCCCACAGCCAATACCATCTACTACTTCGATTCCTTCTTTTGCATTTGAGTAAACAGGCAAAAAGATGACTGAGCCATCCTCGTTGATCTGTATGTTCCTAGCTGTAGGAGATACAGGTTCTGCTCGTGTTGTCGCATTTACTCCAATGATCTCTTTTTTATGAGATAGTAGGATCTTTAAGGTGTCTTTTGGAAACCTCATGTCTGCATCGATAAAAAGCATATAGTCTGCTTTTATATCTATTGCGCTTTGCACCAGGCTATTTCTCTGATCGAATATCAGAGTTCCTTGTGCCGTAAATAAATCTATATCGTAATTAGTCGTTTTGACTGTATAGGTAAGCATTGCCATCATATCAAAGGCTGTTGCTACCTCCATCTGACCCCTTGCAGGGATACAAACCGCTATTCTCATACCTGACCCCCTCTGGTTCTAAAGACCTTGTTATCAGGGTCATTTAGCCACTTCTTGAGGGCATTTTGATCGGTAATGTAATAACCTCGCATAATCCCCATCTCATTGAGAGTCTCAATAATTTCTAGGGGTAATGTTGCTATCTTGTTCTTTGGATCGTAGGGAGCATCTCCCCATCCTGTCTTTCCACTACGCTGATTGTATTGTTCCTGTGTATGGTCAATAAAATCTGTTAAGTCTGTTTCTGTCTTGATAATAAGACCGCCTTCGCCATCTGCGTAGGCTGTTTTTACTACTCCGTTTACTACACCTAAGTTACCTCGTTTACCGAGTTCTGACATAAAGACTCCTAGAAAGGGGGCAGGTTTTGCCCACCCCCTATTCTACATCTTATCTAGATTTTATCAAGACAAGTCAAACACACCGCCATGAGCAGCTTCGTTACGAACTTCCAATGTCAACTCAGCCAAGATTTGTTTCTTGTCAGCATCGCCAACTTTAGCGATGTCGTTGGTTTGGAATGGGCGCAAATAAGCCAATGCTGCATACTCAGGATCAAGGATCAGAGCATCACGAGTACGCATAAAGCGATTAGGAACGATCTGCAATACACCAAAGTCGGACTGATACAAATCAGCACCGGCTAGGATTGTTGCTTGACCATTCGTAGGCACTTGATAACGCTGTGCTGCCAAACCTGTGAAGCCTGATACAACTTGCTTCTGTGTTGGGCTTACAAAGAGTGCTGAAGGTGTGCCACCGCTTGCGAATACTTCTGCGATAACAGTCTTGAGCAATGTCTCTGTGAAAGAACGAGTTGTACCATCTGTACGAGTAGAAACACCAATGGTTGTTGGGTCTACACCAGTTACCGATGTGCCGTTAACAGAAGTATTGGTCTTGATGTAAGACAAGAGTGAACCCATCTTACGAGCATTACCTGTAGAGGCTGCTGTCTGACCTTGATTAGCTGTGATGATTGTCTCAATATCACGCTTGATTTCAGACGAGGCTTTAGCCAATTGGTATGCCATCTCAGACTTACGACCAGCGAGGTCAGAAGCCAAGAGAGTACCAGAAACCATAACTGTCTTACCAACGATCTGGGTGTAGTTACCGAGACGAGTTGTTGGGGTGATAGAGGCTTCTGTTGCGCTTGCACCTTCAACTAATGCGTTGCCGGTGGTAGCTGCTGCAAGGCTGTCTGTTTGCCACTCATGGTAGACAGAAGTAGCTTTTGTCTTACCGATGGATGACATGATTGGGGTGTCGGTTGGGCTGATGTCATAGATAACATCTGTTAAGTCCTCACGAGCACCAATAGCTGTGTGGCGATCATATGCTGCCATAATAAATTTCCTTTATAAAAATCGTTCAAATAAGCGAACAGCATCTTTTTTATTGCCAGATTGGCGTAATACTGCTCGATCCTTTTTTACTGATTCCACCTCAGAGCTTTGAGGGTTGGAAGTGCCAGGTCTGATAGTCTTTGGCGCATTGGCTACTTTCTTTGTCGTAGCACCCTTATTTGCCATTAACTTCTCATACTGCATTGCTTTGTAAAGTGTTTGCACAGCACGACTGTCATAGACTTGAGACAACTCTTGGTCAGAGAAACCGATAGATTTAGCATAGTTCCGTATATCCCTACGGACTACTTCTGCTTTAACCTCATCCTTAAACTCAGGGATGGCTTCTACTAACTTCTGTTGCTCTGCTTGGATATGCTTTTGTAGAAGTGCTTGTTGGTGAGTCTGTTGTTCTTGTTGAACACGCTGTCTCTCCATCTGCACCGCTTGTAATTGCTTATCCTTCTCAACTTTCTCTGCCATTGCAACTGCGTAAGCAATAGGATCTTCTGCCTTCAATGCCGACAGATCTTCTCCTTGGTTTTGCTGTTGTAGCAATTGTTCAATAACTTGGAGTCGTTGAGCATAAGTCTCACGAGTCTTTGCTGCTTCCTCAATCTTTATTCTCTCCGCTTCTACAGCCTTGCGTTGCTCTGCTAAAGATTGGGTCTTTTTCTGATAATCCGCAGTCCTACTGTAGCCATTCAAAAGTTCATCAAGGCTAACCTCCAACTCCTCACCATTAGCTTTCACTCGGTATTTGGGAGATTCCTCTATAACTTCTTCTTGACTCTCAGCTTCTTCCGCACTTACATCTTGCTCCTCGAACTCAGGTTCAGCAGAATATTCTTGCTGTTCCTCTGCACTAGCTTTTGGTTGGGCTTGCGCCTCCTCCGCTTGTGGTTCAAGAAAAGACATAAAAGCGTTAGCTGCACCACTAACAGAATTGTCTACACTCCCTTGTGGGTTGGTGTTTTCACTCATTTTCTCACCTTACAGGTTGTTAAAAAAACTTAATCCTCTTTTTCTCGATTTCGCCATCATGTGCGATTGATCGGATAGAGGCTTCAAAATCTTCTATGGCTCGGAGTTTGACTAAGGCTTTTTCTCTGCCTTCTACATCATCCTCGTTAGAGCCAAATATATATGATTTATATACTTCCTTTTGAGTCTCTAATAACTCAATAAAGAACTCGTCTTGTAGTAGGGTAACTGCCCTATCTATTTTGTTCATCCAGGTATCCTGACATCACCAGTTAATTTAGCACCAACTTGGGCTGCTTTCAACTGAGCTTCTGCTTGGAACTCTGCTGTCTTGAGTTCTAGGTTAGCTGCTGCCTTCTCTCTTTCGAGTTGGATAGAGGCTTGTGCTTTTGCTTTAGCGATTTCAATGTCGTTTAATGCCTTGGCACGATCTACTTCGATCTGTGCTTGTGTCTGTGCCATTAGCGCATCCATCGCTGGATTAGGCATTGGCTGTTGTGGCTGTGGCTGAGATAGTTGTTGGTCTAGCTCTGGTGGAATCTCTTTAAAGAACTCCATCGAATCTTTGTATCCTGCTGCTTCGATAAACTTACCGAGTGTGTTGCGATACTGACCAACAGTTACTAACGGATTAGCAAAGCCTTGGGTTGACAAGATTTGCTCTTGTTTCTGCATGACCATTGCTGCCATTGCCATCTTCTGATCTTGGCTACCTGTTCCTAGACCAACATTGACTGTTACATCGTAGTTGTTCTTCCACTCTCTAGGATCAATCGAGACATACTTGCCTCTGAGTCGGATGACTCTTGGCTTGTCCTGATACTTTAGGAGTAGGTGGAAAATGCCACTAAATAAGTCTTTTACACCTGTGTCTGCAAAGATTCTAGCAATCATCTCAATCCGACCAGAGCCTGCTTGTTGCATTGCTGCAATCGCTGTTGCTGTGGTGTTTTGTAGAATGTTAGGATCTAATCCCTGACTTGTCTGCGTAACACCTGAACGTTTCTGCAATACCTGATCCATGTAGTCCAACATGGGGAAAGATTGCGATGCTGTTGGTGGTACAGACAAGGGCTGAACTGCACCCTGAGACTTAATACGCACTACACCACCAGGCGCAGAGGTTAATAAATCGTCTAGGTTTACTTGTCCATCTAGTGCTGTAACCCTAGGCATATTGGTCAAATACAGATTGTCTAGGATCTGGCGAGTAATTGTAGACTTGATAAGTTGGATGTCCATTGCTCTGTCTGCCAAGCTCTGACCAAAGAACTTGTGTGGCATAGGAATAGGACAAATACTAGCAAAAGGAATGTGATCTGCTTCTTCGTTATCGATGATCTGATCGCCTGCGTAGGTTACTTTACGCAACTCAGCAATACCATCACCATCAAAGTCTGTACGGATATAGCACTCAAACACTTCTACTTCTTGCATCGTAAAGTCTAATGTCTGTGTCTCGTCTGGCATCTCGCCTTGACTAAACCTTGCTACTCTCTCAGGAGTATAGGTAAGGTCATTGTAAGAAGGCATCTTGTCTACTTCATCTTTTGGATAGCCAAGTGCAATTAAGTCGCTTCTTGTCTTAACTGTACGATGTGCTACAAAACGAGCATTTTTGATTGACTTGTCTCGCTTGGCAATCAAGAACTCCTCTGGAGGTACATTCTCTACACAGACACGACCTACTTCTTTTTTCTTACGAATAACGACATTGTAGGAAAGGATTGGCATACCCATAGGATCTATGCCTACTTCCTCTGTGTCTTGGCTGATTAGTTCCATCTCGCCATCAGCAAACAGAAGTGTAAGTTCTTCTGCGTTTAATCCCTTGTATTCTTCTTTAGTTGGTTCTTCTGCTTCTTCCCACCAATACTTAACGATTCCATTCTTTTGTAAGAGTGCATCTTTCATCCAATCGTGTAGGATGATGACACCATCGTTATCGTTAAAGAACACATAGTTTGTAAGTTCTGTAGCTTGCTTGGCTAGTTCTTCGTCTCCAGGCATCCTTGGCTCAAATCGACCCAATTCGTCTGATCCGGCAAAGATACGCATTAACTGAGGTAAAGCACCATCGACTACTTCGGCTACTTCGCCTGTAACAATCCTACTACGACCTTCTACTTCATTACCATAGTCGTAACGATTGTAGTAGTTGATTGCTTTGGTTCTTTGCTCGACTGTCTCAGTCTCTACATAGCCAATAGAATCCTCTATCTCCGCTTCGAGAATGACTTTTAATTTTTGCTCATCCATTTATACGATCCATGAAGTTTTAACTGTTATTGGCTGATCCCAAGTATTGTTCTGTTCCATACCTACTGCTAAATACCTAAAGGCATCGCTTCCATGACTTGCCCAATCATGCAAAGGTTTAGCAAAGAATACATTTTGTTTCTCGTTAAACTCTCGCCTATAGTTTCTTAGGCAGTCTAGCCCTTGCTTTATATGTGGCATATTAAACCAACATCTCGGTAATA